GTTGCAAAAATAAATGGATTGAGAAAATACAAGAAAATATAAATAAAATATATTTCTAGAGTTTTTTATAATAAAACACTCTAGAAATATCTACTTTTTGTCTACTAGTAGATATCCCATAAATAAACATGACATGCTTATCGCGGAACCACCTGTGTTTAATGATGTATTTACAGCACCTATATGTGATTCATAATTTTTAATGGAAATTACATCTCCTTTTGATATAATCATCAATAATAATTGTTTATTTGATAATTTATTTGTAAGTTTAAACTGTTTTGGATTAGTTGAACAATACAATAAACAATGATATTTTTCTTTTGTTTTATGTATTATCTTTTCATTGCATTTATTGCAATTGTTTGGATATCTTGTAGAAATTATTTTTAATATTGATTCATCTGTCATTCTTTTATTAATAATAATATCATCTGTATTATCATTACAAAAAAATAAACAACTATTTGTTCGTTTGATTTGATTTGTAATTTGTTTACAACAATCATAGCAATTATTATTAAATAAATTTTTGACATAAATTATTAATTCGTCATCTGATAATTTTTTGGTTAATTTTATTGAACTTATAAGTTCTAAACAATTGTTAGAATGTACTGGACTAAATAATTTAATATTATTATGTCTATATTTTAAAATTTTTTGTATAATTACAATTTGATAACACATCTATATTATTATAATATTTATTATTATAATATTTTAATCTAATTATCTTATTATAAATATTCATAATTCTGTATATGATCGTGAATTTAATTCCAAATATATATGTTTATAATTATCAAAATTATGTAAATATGGAATATAACGTGATACAAATTTAGTAATTTTTGACATATCATACGATGGATAACATAATAAAGTTGTATTCAATAATTTAAATTTATTACTTCCATTCTTTATATTATTATTGTTATTTTTTTTATTGTTATTATTGTTAATTGTATTAAAGTATTTGTCACTTAAAATTTGGTCATAATAACAAACATCGTCTTCACAAGAAGTAGTTAAATAAAAAATAATATGATTTAAAATTCCATTTATTGCAAAATAGTTATTTATTCTATAGAGATCAACATCAATATTATAATTTGGTAATCCACTACACACAATAAATAATTGATTTAATGTTTTTTTTGATAATTGTTGTTCAATAATATGTTCTAATATTCTTAAAACAATATATGAACCAAACGAATGACCAGTTAAAATAATATCATATTCATCAGAAGTTAACAATTCAATAATATCGTTAATATATATTTTTATCTTTTCATCATCGATTTGATTTTTAGAACAACATAAACCATCTCCAAATGAAAATGCAAACAATACCGTAAGTTTGTTGTCAATTTTGTTATTAAATGAATAATAAATATTATTTGCACTAAAACAACTTTCATCATCATTATATATATTTTCAACATATACTTTCACATCATTTGTAAAAAAAAATTTTCTAGCGTCAAATTCGCTAACTAATTTTTTGGGCACACTTTTGGCATTTAATGATTTACTTGTTAATCTACAACATTTGTTGTCTGATAAATTATTATTATTATTACTATTATTGTTATTATTATGAGTATTATTAAAATTAAAATTACTATTATTATTTATTTCTTCAGGATTGCAAAGTTTTAAAGAATATGGTTCAAATTGTTTACAATGTTCAATCAAATGTGTATATTTTGGATTTTTTTTTACAAATAAATGTTTTTTTTTCCATGTGATTGTATTATATATTCCAAAATACATATCTGTATAATGTTTAATTTTATTTTGTACTATTTGTTGTTTTAACTCATTATACTTATTTTTATTAATTTGATATTCTTCAAATGCAGAATTATTCAATTACAATATATATATATATAATACAAAATATTATAAGCCATAATATGGAAATATTTTTACTTGATAATTTATAATTATATTGCAAAAAAATTGATTTATGTTTATATTAATAAATTTATCTATACTTATAATTATATATATATAGTATGTTTAACATTTTTGTTGCATTAATTTTTTTTACACAATATGTATCTGCATTCGATGATTTTTCATCATGGTTAAAAGAATATAATAATTTATCATTTTATAGACAAAAAACAATTGAATCAATTAAGAATGATTGGTTAATGAATCATGAAATTATTAAGAATCATAATTTCCAAAATTTAACATGGGAACTTGGTCACAATCAATATTCAGGATTAAATTCAATTGAATTTAGTAAATTAATGGGTTTTGAATATAATAGAAATTATTTAAATTCATTAAATAATGTTCGTTATTTACGTGAAGAACAAGTAGAAAATCAAGCAAAGGAATCAATTGATTGGACTATATTAGGTGCAGTAACACCTGTCAAAGATCAAGGTCAATGTGGTTCATGTTGGTCTTTTTCTACAACTGGAGCATTAGAAGGTATTTATCAAATCACTAATAATAAATTGGTTAGTTTTTCTGAACAACAATTAGTTGATTGTGATAATGGATTAAGATTAAATCACGGTTGTAATGGTGGATTAATGGATAGTGCATTTGATTGGATTGGAAAAAACGGCGGATTATGTATGGAATCATCTTATCCATATGTATCTGGGACTACAAAAACGGCAGGTAATTGTCAAAAGTCATGTTCTCTTATTTCTGGATCAGAAATTAGTAAACATGTAGATGTATTACCAAACTCAGATAATGCAATGATGAATGCAGTTTCACAACAACCAGTTTCTGTTGCAATTGAGGCAGATCAATCTAGTTTCCAATTGTATAAATCGGGTGTGTTTACTGGCACATGTGGTACTAATCTAGATCATGGTGTATTAGTAGTTGGATATGGTACTGATGCAAGTAATGGTCAAGATTTCTATAAAATTAAAAATTCATGGGGATCTGGATGGGGAGAAAATGGATATATTAGAATTGGGAGAGGAATTCAATATAATAGTGGCAAAGGTCAATGTGGTGTTTTAATGGAAGCTTCATATCCATTGCTATAAATTAAATTAAAATAAATTTAAAATATATTTATTTATAATAATGTTGAAAACTTATTAATACATCATAATTTTTAATATTTAATAAAAATTATGATGTTACAAAAAATAAAAATTATGTGATTATTTTTTTTGGTAGATGATACAAAAAATCAAAATCAATGATAAATAATTATAATAATTATTTGTAGTAGAAAAAGATGAATAGTGAAAATAAGTATAATGGTATAAATTTTTTAAGAAAATACAATGGATTATTAGACAACACAATTAATATAGATGATATTGATAGACATTATTTTATTGCAGAATTTATAAATGTTATCTCAATATTTGGTTATTTTCATGGATATGATTTATATGAAAAATGCGATAGCGTAAAAAATACATTGATGTGTAATTTTACATATGATATATTAGAACATGTATTTGCAATTGTATTGATGGTAATATATTATGAATGTTATGATAAATCAAAAATTGTAACATTTGAAGATATATTTTCAACAATGTATAGTGATAATAAAATATTAAATTATGATAAATCAAATATTTCATTTGATCCTGTTCATTATGTAATATTTATTTTAAAAATAAAAAATTTTAATGGAGATAAATTTAATTCAAATTACAATAAATTATATAAAAATAGTATTGATATTGGAAATATATTAACTAACAAAAATATTGTTTAAAATATTAACTATTTTGTTCTAAAAAACAAATGGAGTTATCTACTAGTAGATGAAATGTAGATAACTCATTCATTGTATAGAACTATTATATTCTAATTTATTAACATAATAATTACAAATTGTTGATGATATTAATATATCTATATCAAATAGATTATTATCTGATAGATGAAAAGTTATTGTTATATAATTTAAATAGTTTTATCGATTTTAACTATTGCGCGAATAACATTTAATTCAATTAACATAAAAAATAATTTTCTCATATTGAAATTAAAATGATAAATTATTAAGTTGTTGATTAAATATTAAAAATAAATAGTAAATTACTTTTTCTATATTTGACGATCCATATTATATTGTAATGATTACTTAATTTTAGTTGAACATCGTTTTCTATTAATTTTTTAATTTTATTAACTTGTGTCGATTCTGTTGCGAAAAATATGGATTTCTTATTGGATACGCTCCTAATCTTAATAATTTATCATAAAAATGGTCGATCATCGATCTTGCATTTTCATTATATTTATGGTGTGCAAAAAATTTTGAATCATCCACATCATTTATCTCATAATTTTTTGCACATAATGCTCTTTTTGCATGATTCATAACTTGTTTAGCATGATCAATGCCATGTCATGGATATACATCTCTTAATACATCTTCAAGTAGTTTGAAATAATGTTATTTCTTAGTTTTAAATATTTATTTTTGTACTTTAAATATTTTTCTTGGTAATTAGACAAATTATATAATATACTAAATGATTTTACTAATTTTTTTTCGCAACAGTTTTTGTTCAATACAATTGTCTTAAGAAATTTTAATATGTTTAACATGCATTTGTTTATAAAATAAAATTATAAATTACATCATCAAGTTAAAATATAATAAATTAAATATTGTTTCACACTATGACTTATACTATTTCAAATAAAATAATTATAGTATAAGTCATAGTGTGAAACAATATTTAATTTATTATATTTTAACTTGATGATGTAATTGTTATTTACCATAAGTTGTATATTAATTTACCAGTTTTAATTTCTTAACGTAATTGTATTGAAATAAATGATATAAATATAAATATATAATAATATTATTACATATATATTTGCCAATTCAATTAGATTCATTTAACAAACACTATGATTTTGAAGAATTGTTTTTTGAAAAAATTGCGACATTGATAAGATTATAAATACTTTTTTTCATGAATCATGAAAATGACATTAAAGGTGACAAAGATGATATAACATATAGAATAAAAAAATTAATAGATAAAGATAAAAATTTTCTTAACTATATAAATGGAAATGATCAATATTATTTAAATCGAATTGGAAAAATTAGTTATATAAAACACGATGTTGTACCAAAAGAAAATAATGGTAAACAATATTATATATATTGTATTAATTTATTTATATAAATTTATATTTACAATTCGACTACATGTTCATCTGTAGAATTTACATCTATTGTCTTTACCGATCTTTTTTTAACCGTTTTTGTTTGTAATTTATCTTTGACCTTTTCTCTACTTGATTTTTTAATTGGTTCCTTAACACTATCTAATGTTGCTACTTTATCTTTTTTGTTTTCTTCCTCAATTAATTCAATATATTCTTGATCAAAATTAGGACCATTTAAATCATTGTCATTAATTCCCATAATATTTGTTATTTTTTTTTGAATAATTTCACAAATTCTTTCTTCATATGTGTCTGCACAAAATACTATTTTTTGTTGTGCGGGTGTTTTAGCACCCGCACGATGTATTCTACCTAAACATTGTACTAAATCTTGGCCGGACCATGTTGGAGATATCAAAGATAATCTTGGAATTCCATGTAAATCATGTAATGATACTCCTACACCTCCAGCTTGAATAATTGCAATAATTATTCTACTTTTGTTGGCTTGGAAATCTGCAATACATTGATTCCTTTCTTCTAATCCCTGTTTACCATGTATAAAACAGTCTGCATCCAATTGAAAAGCTATATGTTCTAATGTTTCATGATAATTTACAAAAATAGCAATATTATAACCATTTTCTAATGCATCTTCTGCTAATTCTAAAAATATTGGCACTTTTAAGATTTCTATTCTTTGTCGACATCTAATTATTCTTCCCAACGCTTGTGCTCTTAACTCTTTAACTTTAAGATCTGATATAGCTTGATTCATTTCTAAATATAAACGATCAATTTCTTCATGATTTGCTAAATAATAAGATTGACACATTATTTGATTTTGAGGAAATAAATCTCCTAACAAAGATATTTTCATTCTACTTCCTTTATTAGGAAACACTCTTTTGTGAATAATATCTATCTTTTTTTGATTTTCATCATAATTTGTTTTATCATGAACAACTTTAAATACCATTAATTGTCTTCGCATCCAAATATTATATGTATTCAATTTATCATAATAACCAAAAATATGGCCAAATGGTTTAAAACATTCTATTTTATCACTAATTGTTGCACTTAATAACATCATCTTAACTCCACTTTTATATGCAGAAACTAAAACTTTACTAGTAGATGATTTGGCATTTTTGCATCGATGTGCTTCATCAAAAATAATTATCATTTTAGTTTTTTTTTCTTCAGGAATTATGAATTCGAAATTGTCTTTTTGTTTGTCTTTACTACTTTGTTTAGTTTTTTCTGAATTATTGTTAGATTCTGTATCTGATACATAATCTAACAATAATTCAGAATCAATTATTTTATTTATGTACGGGCATGAAATATAATTCATGTGAATATCATACATTTTTTGTGATTTAATTGCTTCATAATTTGATACTCCCAATAAATTTATATTAAATATTTTTGCAACAGATATCCAATTACTAATTACGGATTTTGGACTCAATATTAATGCTTCATAACCTTTTAACTTGATTAATGCATTTGAAGTGTAGGTTTTACCCGTTCCAGTATCAGAAGCATCTAAAATAACTTGATTTTTATCAATTGCATTGGATAGTTGTTGTAAATGTGGTAATTGGTATGGCAACAATAAATTTAAAAAAGAATCATTTATTTCATCCATTTTATTAATATGATATTATAATATTATATTAATAATTAATAATGATATCAATTTTTTTATTTATATAACTCATTAATTTTGTAATAATTACTATGTGTAGTAATATGTTGTTAACTAATGTGAATGCGTTAAGAAATTAGAACTGGTAAAATATTGTACAACTTATGGCAAAAAATAATTACATCATCTAGTTAAAATATAATAAATTAAATATTGTTCCACGCTATGATTTATACTATTTCAAATAAAATATTTATACTATAAATCATAGCGTGGAACAATATTTAATTTATTATATTTTATAGACAAATATATCTTAAACATATTATAATTTTTTAACGCAATTGTATTACTTGTTAACTTGAATAAATGAATTTCTTTTTCTTTTTCTTTTTCTTTTTCTTTTTCTTTTTCTTTTTCTTTTTCTTTTTCTTTTTCTTTTTCTTTTTCTTTTTCTTTTTCTTTTTCTTTTTCTTTTTCATTTTCATGGCGACATGTTTCGAATTCTCTCTCGAGATTCTATCAATGCTTTACTCACACGCAATGAGTCAATAGCATATCTGCCATGTACATGGATTGGAGAGTTACCTGTTTCCAAAAGCGATGTTGACAATATGGAATACTTGCGGAATCGTCGTTGTAATACAACGACAAGACAATCATACATCACTTGATTGATGTATTCATCTGTCTGAAATTCCGTGTCAAACTCTAACTTGATATTTGCGAGCAGAGCTAACAAGTCATGTAAATTTGCATCTTTTATCATGAGAAGCATCTCAAAGTCCAACTTTTCAAGCATCTTGGCAATTTCTGCAACCATTGTTTGGTTCATATCCAATGATACTTCCACATAATCGATTGTGTACTTTTGATCAGTTTCCAGAACAGTCAAAATACAGCGGAATGTTTCGCCAATACAACGTGATCCAGATGAATGGATTGAACTTGATGGTATCGTTGTAGCGATACTTGGACTTTGAGCAGATGGTTGTAGCGATACTTGCACTCAAACCATGCAACGAATTGCTTTGGCCAAACCCGAATGGGTAAAACCATTACCACCACCAATAATTAATATATTTTTATTTTTTTTATCATATGTTTTAATTGGTTTAATTATCATCTGAGTATAATATTCACCAAATTTTTCTGAATATTGTAGTATTTTATTAATAAATAATGTTTTTCCTAAATATGGATGATCAATAATTTCTATATATTGATATTCTGATTGATTTTGATATAATATATTAATATATTTTGAATTATAATATGTTGATCTATGATCGGATGGATTTATAAAACCAATATCATTTTTATCACCTCTAGTAAAATATTTAATATTTATATCTCTATTTGGCATATAACCATATTTATAATTATAATTATAAATATTATTTGAAATTAATGTTAAAAATTTTTTTGTATTAGCATTACCACAAGTATAAATATCTAAAGCAATAAAATTATGTTCTGGATATGTATGAATACTTAAATGAGATTCAGATAATAAATATAAAGCTGTATAAGAATTTTGTCTATGATCAAACATATGATAAACTGAATTTAATATTGTAATATTATAATATGGTGCATTTGATAAAATTAAATTATTAAATTCATTAAAAACTGGCGGTTTAATATTCCAATAATCTACTAAATAATGAGATCCAGTCGTAGAAAAATTATTATAAGATAATATTGATATGATGATAATAAATTCTAATATGAGTTTAAAAAAATGAGATGATAAAATTATTTATGATTGAAATAAATAAATTGCCAATAAAAAAAAAATAATTTAACCAACATCAAAAAATATAGTTATACCATATTAAACATATAATATATGTTTATATAGTTATATAATGATTTGCATATAAGCCCTGTTAAATCCAATATATAATTATAAATATACATTGGATTTATTTTTTAATGCATGTTTTATGTGAATTTCTATCATGTTAACGTATAAAAATGATAAGTAATTTTTTAATGAATTTGCTTTAGTATATATATATAAATTACACCATTATATGATGAAAATGAAACTACATTATATTATTTATCAATATCATCACAATTTTTCATAAATGTACTTGCAATTGTAATAGGTACTTTAACTTGTAGAAAAAATTTAAATTTATCTACATTATTTATACCTAATGGCATTAACATAACATGCATCTTTCTACCAACCACAAATTCATCACATGCAAATGGTTCTTTTGTAATTTGTTTACAAACAGTCCATTTATGATAATAATTAATTAATTTAGTTGCATTTGCATCAACAGTAAAAATTACATTTCCAATACCAAGACTTTTTAGATGATGTACACTTTGAATATACAATTGTAATGCAGAATTTGTTTTTCGAATT